GCAGCCTGCCACCCGGCGTCCCTTTCCCGTGCAGCAGCGGCCGGCTCGCCCCTCATCAGCCGCCTGCGGGCGGCAGCTTCTCCCCCGAGGGAGAAGCCAAAGGTTTTTTCACCTCGTCAGGCTGTGGACGCCGGTGCCGCTGCCGTTCCACCATGCACCAGCCTCGACATGGTGCAGCCTGCCGTGCAGCCGCATCGGCAGCACATACTGCACCACCGCCGCATTTTCCACCGCAGCGGGCACAAAGCCCGGCCAGTCCTCCCACTGCAGTACCGGCCCCTCGCCAAGGCAGAGCCGGTCGCCCGGGGCCAGCGTGTAGTCCGCGCCGTAGCGTGCAGCCGTCTGCGGTATGACCACCAGCAGCGCCGTGCCCTGCCGGGTGCCGCCTGCATCGGGCAAGGCGCGCCTGCCCTGCTGCCAGTACACGCCCCGCAGCACGCGGCGCACCACCCTGCGGTGCGCTGCATCGGGGTGGTAGAGGGTCACGGTCTCGCCGCAGAGCTTATCCATTGTTCACCCACCGCCCTATGTTGTAGTAGTATCCGGCCTCGCGCCGGTAATGCCGCGCGCGGTCGTCCAGCGTGCGGGCGCAAAGTTCCGGCGGGGCGGTGTAGGTCTCGCTCACGCTGCCGATGCTCACCCGCGCCAGACCGCGCCGCTCGTCCTCCTGCGCAAATTCATACATCGCATCGGCGATCGCGCAGAGCGCCATCTCGGCAGCGGCGTCCTCGGTATACGCCCCCGCCGGGGTCATGGGGTAGATGCGGCGCATACGCTTCAGTTCAATTTCAGCGCGCTTCAAAAAGCGCTGGAACTCGCTCTCGGGGATATCCTCCCCGGCGAACTGCTCCTTATAAAAGGTGTAATCCGGCATGCGCCCGCCCCCTTACGCCTTAAACTTTGCCAGCACGACCTTGGCCTCGTTCGACAGCACGGCGACATAGAACTCGTCTGCGGTGATCTCAGTGGTGCGGGTCTTGGGCTTGCGCTCGGTCTCGATATTGACCTCGCGCTTACGGTAGATGGTCAGGGCGGGGATCTCATCGTCCACCTCGGGGTCAGCCTCCAGCTTGACGATCGGGCAGGCGTAGACGCCGTCCGCCAGCGGCACCTTTTTGCTGGGCACCAGACGGCAGCCTGCGATCATGCCGATCTCACCGGTCAGGCCGACACCGGGGGTGTACTTGTCCGCGCTGAGGAAGTCAGGGTTTTTGCGCAGCTGCGTGACCTGCTTGGGGTGGATGAACAGCACCTTGTCGGAGCAGCCCATCTCCTCCTCAAACAGATCGACCGCATCCACGATCGCATTGTAGCTGATGGCGGCCTTGCTGCCGTCATAGATCAGGCTGGCCGTCTGCAGCGCCTCCATGCAGTCGCTGTCGATCTTGGCGGCGATGGCCAGCGCCAGCTGGGTGTTGGCCTCCCCCACCGGGTTGCCGTAGCCGGACAGCACCGCCTCATCGGTCAGGCCGATGCCCTTCATGGCCTTCTTGATGGTAGCCTTGCGGGTGGAGGTCGTCATCTTCTCGATGGCGACCTCGCCGCCCTCGGCCACATCGGACGCATCGCCGATGTAGGTGTAGGCGGGCACCGTGATGGTGTCGCCGGGCACACCGGCGAGCGTATCATCAATTTTGGCGAACGGCGCCACGCGCAGCTTCTTGGGGATACGGGCCGAGACCATGTCGCCCATGACCTCCGGGTCGATCAGATCGGACAGCTTCGTGATAAAATCAGACATAAATTTTTCTCCTTTTCAAATCCGATTGCTTTGTAGGGGCCGGGTATGCCCGGCCCTCAACTTTTTTGTGGTTGCCTCTTTTCCTGTTTGCCGCAGGGGTGTCCTTACCCCGCCTCCTACTTCTTCATCTCCTGATACACCTCCGGGTTTTCCCGCTTCAGCGCCAGCCGCTCGCGGTAGCCCATGCGGTCAAATGCCGCACGGTCGGGCGTTACCGGCACACTGCCGGTCCCCGCCGCATAGGGCGCCGGGGTCATCTGCTTCTGCTCGTCCATCAAGCCTCACCTCCCTTCTGTCTCTCTGCGCCGATAAACCGGCGCCGTATCTCGGCCAGCTCCGCCTCTGTCTCGCACGGCAGATCAAAATACCATGCCAGCGCCAGTTCGGGGCGCAGCAGCCCTGCATCCACCATCTCGCGCTGCTCTGCCCAGACGCGGGCGCGGTCATACAAAACGCCGTCGCCCCAGTCTATAGACGGGGCCGCGTCCGCCGCACCATGCGGCACGCCGTACAGCGCGCCCAGCGTGCCGCAGAGTGCCATCGCCTGCCGTACGGTATCCGCCCAGGCGGCCTGCAGGTCGCGGATGGTCAGGTCGTAGTCCACCGCTGTTGCGGTGATCTCGGTCGCGGTGCGCGGCTCGCCGGTGCCGTCCAGCTCGCTCAGGATTCCGCGGCGCAGCCCCAGCAGGCTTTCGCAGCCGCGTAAAAGATCCTGCTTGCGGGCCAGATAGCTCTGCTCCCGCAGGGCCGGGCTGTAGACCGTCACCCCCACATTGGCGGGGTCGTCCGGCAGGCCGACAAACAAATCATCGCGCAGCGCGCGCCGCCCCTGTGCATCAGGCCGGAGCAGATCCTCCGACGCAAACACCCGCGAGGCACCGTTCGCAAACTCGGTGTTCAGCTGCTCCTCGCAGCGGGCCAGCGCGTGCAGCAGCCCCGCCGCCGGGGCGTAGATGCTCACGGCATCGGTGCTGCCGTCCACGCAGTTCATCAGCGGCATCCGCAGCACGGCCAGCCCCACGCCCTGCACGCCGGGCAGCACCAGCTGCGGCACCAGTGCCGCACAGGCGGGCAGGGTGCTCAGCGGCACGCACCGCCCCAGCACCTGCCCGTTCAGCTCAAACAGCCGTGTCTCGATGGTCAGCCCCTCGGCACCGGCCGTGCGGCGCTCCAGCAGGGCATACTGCCGCCCGTCACAGCTGTGACGCTCCATCGTGCCGACCGCCAGCAGCCGGCCGTGTGCATCCCGCGCCAGCGGCACATAGCAGTCGCGGCGGATGGCCGTAAAGTCAAACCCGCCGTCCGCCGGCACCGGCTTGAGCAGACATTCCCCGCCGACCAGCGCGTACTGCATGGCGGTGCGCGCCGCCGCGTTCAGGGCTTCCAGACTGCGCTGCACGGCCTCCGGCGCAGCGGACGGCAGCCGAGTTTCATACTCGGCAAAGACCGTGCGGCAGAGCTTGCCCACGATGAGCGCCGCAAGCCGCGGGGCCGCATCCTCGCCGGGGCGCGGCGCGCCGTAGTACAAATCCAGCCACTCCCGCAGCGCAGCCCGCATTTTTGCCGATGTCACATCGCTTTTTCCAAAAGCCTGTTCCAGATAAGTTTGTATAGTCCGTTCCTCCTTTCTTAAAGCCTTCCCCCTGCGGGGGAAGGTGGCGCCGCAGCGCCGGATGAGGGGCAGCGTTTCCGGCGCATCCCATAAACGGGCAATCCCGGCAGCTTCGCCCCTCATCAGTCAGCGGTCGGAGCCGCTGACAGCTTCCCCCAAAGGGGAAGCCGCGCTGCCTCAATTTCCTCTCCTTCTCCACACCCCTTCCAGCGCGTAGCGCACCGCATCGATGTGGTGGTTGTTCACATCGGGGTAGCCGGGCAGCACCTCGCCGGTGCGGGGGTCGCGCGCATACTCATACTCGCTGAACTCGGCCGCCGTGTCCGGGCAGCGCGCCGGGTCGATGACGATGGCCGCCAGCCCCTGCAGCCACTTCATGCTCTGCCGCACGCTGCCGGGGCCCTTTTGCGCCGCACGGCAGGGCAGCCCGGCGGCACGGTAGTCGGCGCAGGACTTCGGCTCGGCGGCGTCCGCCGTAAGCGGGCCGCTGTCGGGGTCGGTCAGGCCGCGCTCTGCCAGCAGCCGGGCCGTCTCGCGGTTGGGGGTGCGGCGGCGGGTCAGCTCGTCATAGATGATCAGCGTGCGCCGCGCCGCATCGTAGCACACCGCATTGTAGGCCCATGGGTCAGGGTACCAGCCCCAGTCAACACCGTGGTAGACCCGGTCGCAGCGGTCCAGCTCGTCCTGCGCAAGGGTGCGCAGCTGCAAATTGTCAAACACCGCTGCGCCGCTGCCCACCACCTCGCCGCCGTACTCATGCCGGTATGCCGCCGGGTTCGTCCGCTCAAGATGCGCTGCATCCGCCCAGAACCGCTCCCCCAGCAGCGCGCGGGGCAGGTCGCGGTAGGTCGAGTGGTGTACCAGCTTGCCGGGGCGCTGCTCCAGCGCGTAGCGGTTGACCCAGCTGCGCGCCATAGCCGGCGGGTTGAAGCTTTTCAGCGTCAGCGCCCAGCTGCCGCCGCGCAGCACCGTCTGTTCGACATTGCGCACCTCCTCGGGGCCGTCAAACTGGTCAAGCTCCTCAAACCAGCAAACCCCCACCGAGCCGAACGGCAGCTTCAGGCTTTTCAGCTTGCCCGGGTCGTCCAGCCCGAAGAACAAAATTTTCTGCCCGGTCGGCAGATAAGTACATTCCATCGGGCTGACCGTGCAGCGGAAGTACCCCGCGCAGCCCAGCTCCCCGATGGCCCATACGATCTGGTTGTACACACTGTTGCGCAACGTGCCGCCCACCTTGCGCAGCACCACGGCATGGCAGTCCGGGCGGCGCAGCAGCTGCCACACAAGCTCGATGGACAGATAGCTGGACTTGCCCGACCCGCGCCCGCCCTTGGCCACGACCTCGCTGATGCCGCCGCTGCGTATCGCGGTATGCACCGGCCAGAAAACACCCGGTATCTTTTCTTTCAGTCTCACCCGCATCGGTCTGCCGCCAGCTCCTCTCTCTCATTCGTCCACGATGACGACCCCCTCCTCCCTTGCGCCGTCCCCCAGTCCCAGATGCTTGTAGAGCATCTCGAGTGCGCGCAGCTTATCGGCCACCTTGACCGGCG